GTAACTTTTCTGTAGTACTTGTTAACGTCAGCAGTAAGTGCTCCTGAACCTTGAGTTGCACCTTGTGCAAAAGGATTCGCAACCATACCATAACGGGTTTTGAAACCAATTTTTGGTTGGAAGCTATTCTCACCAACCGCACGAACCATTTGTAAAGGTACGTATGGGCAGTAGAATAAACCTGCATCAAATGCAGATGAACCTTTGTAGCCAACTACTAAGTAGTTTGCGCCAGCAAAAGGATCAACGTATACACGGAATCTACCGTTAAGAACACCAGCAAAAGTATTACCAGTATCATCAACTTCCAATGTATTAGAGTTTAGAGCAGGTGTGTAATCCAACACGCCAGCCATTTGTAAAGCAGAAGCAACGTCAGAAGAACAAATAACAACGTTACCTTTTCCTCTACGAGTTTCTTTAGCAATTGCATTAGCTTCTTGCTCGATTTGGAACATTAAGCCTTTGAACTTCTCAACAGACCAACGACCGTTTGCATCAACGTCTAAGTCGAATGTACCCGGAGTTGCAGCTGCAGCAGCACCAACAACAGCTGTGTTATAAATTGTTCTAACAACTTCACGGTTGATTTCAGTTAAGATCTCAGTTTGAAGAATGTTAGCCAATTCAGTCTCAGCGTCTAAGCCGTGAACAGCTTTAAGGTCCTGAGCAAGCTCAGTTGTGTATTCTGCTTTTAAAGCACGAGTCTTAGCAGCAACAGTTACTTTCTCGATTGAGAAGGCCATTTCTGCATAGTTAGTACCGCCACCGTCGCCTAAGGCTTCAGCTTCAGTTGTTCCCATACCTGTACCAGTAGTGACAGCGCCACCAGGTAAAGTATTAGCATGAGTTCCGTCACCAGCAAAGTCAGTATCAGCTTCGTTGAATAAAGCCTCACCACCTGCTTGTGAACCGTACTTAGCACGCATTGCGAAGATAAGTCCTGTAGGACCAGTCATCGGCTGAACACCACAGATGTCGTATGCGATCATGTTAGGAACAGCACGTCTTACCAATGAGATAAGAATAGGATCGTAACCAGCAGTAGGACCTGTTGCAGTTGAACCACCACCAAATCCACCGGTTCCGGCGTCGTTAGCAGGTGCTTCTGAAAGCAATGAAGTCATGTTTGCTGATAAGTCGCCAGTCTCTGCAAGTGCACGTTCTGTATTTTCCAGGATAGTAGCTGTAACTGCTCTCCTGTGATTATCAGTAATTGGTGAAAAAGATTCGTGCGCTAAGATAGGCTCCCACTTTTCCACTAGTCTTGTATAGTTATCCATTATGGATCTCCTTTTTATTTAATTAAAAATTTAATTTAAAAACCAAATTAATTATTCTAATTACTTCTTAGTGTTGAAAGCTTCAACTAGAGCATTAATAGAGGTGTAATCAGAAGTTGGTTTAGATACTTCCTGTTCCTCTAGAATAATTTCATCATCCTCAGCTTGAACGTCATGTTTTTCAACAATCGGCTTATCGCTAAAGAATGATTCCTTAATTACTTGAAGATTTTCAGCATATGCTTCTACATCTTCAACATCAAGCTTTTCAGACAATACTTTCAAACGTTCTACCTGGTTCTCAGATAGTCCTTCTGAAACTTCGTCAAATTTTTGATCTGCTTTGAAAGTGGCAATTTCTTTTTGTAATTCGATATTCTCGTTTACTAAGTCATTGGCTTTCCCTTCCAATTCAGATACAGTTGTTTCTAAGTTTTCCACAACATCAACAGTTTCTTCTGAAACGCTAACGTTATGTTCTACGAATAAGTTCTTAAGACCTGACATTAATGATTCCGCCATTTCAACCTTAATTCCAGATTCAATTGCGATTTCATTCTCAGACATCCATTCGGAAACTACGTAATCTAAATACTTATCAACATTTTCAGTTACGGTATCTAATTTCTCAGTTACTGCTTCTTCTAATGCTTCGTCTAAAGACTTAGTTAGTTCTTCACGAATTGTCTCAGTTCTTTTACTTACTTCTTCGTTTAATGCGGCTTCAAATACAAGACTGATCTTGCCTTTGAATTCTTCTGATAGATCTTCGCCTTCAATGATTGACTGAATTGAAGATTCAATCACTACTTCTTCTACAGTTTCAACTTCAGCATCAACTTCAGTTTCTTCCGCAGTAGGAACAGGCTTGCCTGCATCTGATTGGCCAGGAATTACTTTCTTGCCATCAACAGCGCCTTTAGGCTCATCAGTAGTGGTCTTCTTCAACTTGTCCTTTTTACCTTCTCCACCTTCGGGTGTGACTGCAGCAGGGACAGATGAAACGCCATCATCGGAAACGAATTTTTCTTCTACGTTTTCCATTTATTTTCTCCTTTAAAATTTGTTTAAATCTACAAATATGTTTTATAATAAACTTTACTTTATTTATTTATAAAAATTTAGTTTCTCAAAGATTTGACGAATGTTTGGAACATTCTTGTCGCCGTCTCTTCATCAATTGTTCTTACTACGCGATTGATTTTTTTCTCAACCTCTTCTTGTATTTCTTGAATAACCTGATTGGCTCTCCAATTACCAGAAGCTATATCGTAATAATACTCTACGTTCTCCATGATACCATTTACGAACGCATTTGGTGCTGAAGGGTCAGTAACAATATCAACAGTAGAAAGATGAAAATCCTTTTGGACTTCCATAACTCCATCTCTACCTGCCTTGACCGAACCAAGACCACGAGTCGAAACTCCGATCTTTACTCCTTCGTCTAATAGGCTCTTCACGATTTCCCCCATAGGTGTCGATAAGATTTTAGCCTTACCATAAAAATCGTTGCCGTCGCGTTTCATCTCAGTAATAAGATGTGAAACACGATCCCCATTGATCTGCGGACCATCAGGGTGACCTAGTTCTCCAAGAGCACGTTTAGTTTCAATAAACTCTTTTTGATAGCGACCCATTTCGGTCTCTAAAGTTGTGCTTGGATAAATTCTTCCATTGCGATTTTTAATATCGCCTTGCATAAAGATTCCTTCAATAAAGTAATTCTTTTTACCATCTTCTTTAGCTTCGGTAATTACTTCTACTGACTGATCTGTATATTCTGTAATTAAATTCATGATAAGTTCTCCTTAGCAAATTCTAGTATTTCGTTAAAGCCTGATTCATCAGCAACCATAACACTATACATATCGCTTGAATTTGTTTCTGTTAATTCTTCGAACATTCTATTTAATAAATCAGCGTCTTCTTCTGATATTTCAACTGAAGTTTTGTTTTGTAGTTCAAATGATCCTGCTTGGATTGATTCGCCGTAAGCAGCTTTAGTAAGAATCTTTGCAGCTCCTAATGGCTTACCACTAACCATTGCATCACCTTTGGCATATGCATATAATGATTTAACATTTGAGAAT